CATTTAGTACCACTTAGCCTTAACAGGTTTTTTGTCAGCTCTCATTGCTTTAGTTCCCCTAACAGTCACAGTTTGTGTTTCAGTACCACTAGTCATTTCGATAGTTTTACCGCCTGTTGAATAACCGTCCGGACCACAACCAAGTTCTTTTTCAATCTTGACGTCGTCGTTCATAAAAGTTGATCCTCTTTGCCAATCTTTGCTCATAATTTTCTCCTTAATGATTTATTATACTTAATTTTTATTAAAGTTTCTACCAAAATCGTTTTTTTTACTTTCATCGGCCATTGTTTGTTTAATAACTGAAACTCCTGCACGCATTTCAGCTAATTCTTCGTTTTGTTCTAGCTTTTCATCGTGTTGTTGATCGTTCATCATAGCTCTCATAGTGTCTAAGTCAAGTCTTGCTGCATTATTATCGGTTCTATCTTGATCCGATCTAGCTTTTAAATCTAATTCTCTTGATTTTAGTTTCAATAATGGATCCCCACCTATTTCACTACTAATTTTGTCTTCTTCTTTAGCATATTCCATAGTCATTTCTGCAATTAACACTGCTTTTCTTGATTCCATCATAGATGTTAGTTGTTTAGTACGTTGTTGCATTTTCATTGCTTGTGGATTTTGTTGCATTGCTTGTGGATTTTGCATCATAGGTCCCATTTGCTGCATTTGCTGTTGTATCATTTGCATTTCTTTTATTTCTTCAACATATTCTAATTGAATTTGTTCTTGTGCCATTAAACTAATATGTTCAAGTATATTTTTTTGTAAAGACATCATTGCCATTGGATTATTTTGTACCATAGAGATGGACATAAAACTTAAATGAGCATCAATATGTGCTTTGTGATCTTGTCCTGGAAACGCTTGAAAAGGTTTACCGCTTATAGCCATAATATGTTCTAAACTTGGGTCCATCGGTTGTGGTGGTTGTGGTGGTGGTAAAATTGCATTTATATTTTTTATACCAAATGCTTCATACATTGATCTATAGGCTTGATACATATTATGCATTTTAGGATTTGATTGAGCTAGTTGTAATTGTGCTTGTGCCATAGAAATTCTTTGTGTTTGAGAATAAATATTAGGATCAGCAACAGGTAATATATCTATCTTGTCATCAAAATCTGCAACTTTAACATTTCTGCTCGCTCCTGGAACATCATAAGGATATTCAGGTGGTAGATAAGTTTTAAATACACCTGCTAATAATTTAAATTCGTTTTTAAGTCCAACATATAATCTTTTATGTATAGCCGACATTACCCGCGATCCACGTTCCAATAACGCAACTGTAGTTCCAACAGCGGCTTGTGAATTCATATCCCCTACTTGAGAATCGGCGATCGATGCAAATCTTTTAGCAGATTCAACACAGATACCCATTAGTTGAAGTAATGTTTGATCTGGTCCTTTAAACGGTAATTGCATAAACTGATCTTTAATATTTCCACCCGGTACATCAACATCTCTAAATTCACCAGGTTGTAAGGGTTGAGCATCGTCTCTCATTCTAACCCCTCTAGTTTTAAAACCAGCAGGTAAGTTAGCTAAAGTTCCAGCATCTAATAACTGTCTTAATGCAACAGTTGCAGTTCTACTTAAACCACCAATCATGTGAATTAAACCTAAACCATAAAAACCCATTCCTGGTAAAAATTTGTAATGTACAAAATAATCTTTTTTCTTTTTTAACGGATCTTGTTCATCGTAATTTCTTCTAATAGATAAAATTTCATTGCTAGATTCATCAACAGTCACAATGTAAGGTAGTTTAATTCCTGTTTCTTCACCTTCTGGATCCATATCTTCATAACCTTCTAAATCTAAATTTACATGCATTTCTAAAATTGTGTACATGTCTTCAGAAGTGTTGGCTTTAATTCCTTCAATTTCTAATTCTTTTTCTTTTATTCTATCTTGTTTTAATTGAGCTTCTCCTAATTCTACTTCTTTATAAAAACCTGAATACATTTGTTTTCTTAAATCATTCTCTGACATTTTAACCATATGAATAATTGCTTCCGCATCTTCCAATGAGGTTGCAGAATACGGAACAACTATATCTTCGGCTGGTATAAATTTACTTACGGCTCTACCTAAAAGATCATCATAATAAACTTTTTTAAAAGTAGATCCTGATAAAGGTAAGTAAAATAACATTTGATCAAACTCTGGTTCATACTCTTTCATCTGATCCATAATTTGATAATTCATAAAATCTTTAACACGTTTAGATTGCTCTTCTTTAACAACATTAACGTCTCCTAAAATTTGAGTTCTAACAGGTCCTTCTGCTGGTAATAATTCTTTGTAAGCTTGTGCTTGAAACTGTGTAACCGCTTCTGCAAGAACTGGGTGGGTAACTGAACTTGCTCCTTTGAAAGGTTCTGTTCTGGTTGTGTATTTAAATCCTAAAAGACTCAAACCTTCTCTATAACTTTCTTCCCAATCTCCTCTAGTTTCTTTGTAAGTAGAATATTTATCCATTAACTCAGAAGCTAATGGGTCTAATATTTTGTCTTCTAAAAATTCTGCTAAGTTTGCATCATGTTCCTCACCACCTTCAAGAGCTGTAGCTGTTGGATCAAAATTAATTGTTGCACCACCATCTTCATCTAATTGTACTTCTGTTTCTCCTGAAGTATCAGTAACTGCTTCTGCAGCATCTACTATTTCTTCTTCTGGAATTTCAACTTCAGTCGCAGTATTGGGTAATGATTTATCTATTTCAGCCATATGCTATTCTATACCTTCTCTGTTATGGATTCAACACCTTCTTCAATAGTAGTACTATCAGGTGTTTCTTTTACTGTCAAACTGTCAATTACTTCATTGAGCATTTGAGGGTTATAGGTAGTTTCATATTCAGTGTCGGCTGCAAACTGTAATATTTCTGCTTGAGTTGCTATCGGATCGTCGGGTGTGGGCTCTGAATTTATATTAGGAACTACAACTAGTCTTCCAATAGTTGGGTTAAATTTTATTTCTTTCATTTTGTAATTACCTTATTGCTTTTGCGACTCTGCCGCCCCTAGCCATCCTATCATCTCTATCTCTACCCCTGCCTCTACTTGCTCCTCCTCCTCCACCAGCACCACTACTAGTACTTCCTTTAGAAGAACTTCCTTTGTTACTAGATCCTTTGTTACTAGATCCTTTGTTACTACTAGTTTGTCCTCTTCTTGATTCTCTGTTATCCGCGGCTTTTTGTTTGCTTACAGTTGAAGTGTGAGTTCCTTGTTTATTTGATCTACCACTGTAGTCATAAGCTCTTCCTTCACTAGCTCTTTGTTTAGCGGCAGGGGTATTGTCTCTTTTTGTAATATCGTCTTTTCGTTTTTTTTCTGCTGCATCTATTTTAGCCTGTAGAGCTCTAGTTTCTTTTCTATTTTTTGAAGCGGCTATGGCTTTTTCTGTTCTGTTGGTTTCTAACTTTTTTCTAAATTGATTAGCACCAAAACTACCTATAGTTCCTGGTATACCAAACTTACTTACAATTTTACTTCCTATAGCTCCTGTTCCTATACTTTTTGGACTTAATGCATCTTTAAAATTATATCCTTTAAGACTATCAATTAAACCCGCTAAACCAGTTAAATTTTGTTTTTCAAAAGAAGGAGTGTATTTACCACCAAACGGATCTTCTACACCTTCTGGATCTTTAGCAAATCCAATACTTGGAGGTCCATCTATCATTCCTGTTTGATTTCCTGGATAAGATACTTTTTGTCCTGTAATTCCTACTTGATCACTAAAAGGTTTTGAAAAATCTTCAACGGATATTGAATTGTCTTTAGAAATGATATTAGCAATATCTGCCATGTTTGGTCTATCTAATGCTGAAGCAACTTCTTGAATTGTGGAAGGGGATATTTGACCTCTGTTTCTATCTGGTATTCCTCCAACTAATCCCATTTCTTCTGACGCAACTCTTAGATCATTATTTGGATCACCTCTGTCAATAAAATTTTCATTGTCTTCCATTCCTCTGTTTCTATCTGTTATTTCATTTGATGAAATAAGTTGATCTAATGCAGAAGAAGCATTTGTTGAACCTAATGCTGCAGCCAATGCTGCGCTTGATGGTAGGGATGATATGTCTGTTTCATTTGCATATTTCGAAGGATTAGGACCTTTACCAAAAATACCTTTTCCTATTTTATCCATAGCTAAAGCATATTTACCTTGCATTTGATTTACGTAACCTTCTCCCATTAATTTTTTAGCTAATTCTGGATTGTTTTGAATATTAGCACCTTTCATATATCTTCCTAAATCACTAAACCCTTCTGAAATACTTTGATTAGAATTACTAATTGTATCACCAAGAGTATACAAAGAAGCAGGTCCTATTAATGAACTTACTCCTGCATTCATATTATCAGCTGCATTCATTGCAGAAATAACATTATAATTTTCTGGAGTTAAACCTAATTCTTTTATTTTATCATTATCTCGTAAATGTTCGGGAAGTCCGGATATAAGATTTGGAGCTTTTGCCGTAGTATCATAAATTCTTTCAAATATACTTTTAGATTCATTTATATCTTCTGATGCATTTACTGTTTGTGGTCCACGTGAATAAGCATATGGATCTGTTGTTTTTTCATTAGCAATATCAGCCATAGTAGGTCTGTTTGATGAAATTATTTTTTCTAATGTAGTTTTAGGAGTTATCTGACCTCTCATACTTTCCTGACCTGATAAGTCATTCATTGCTGTTATTTCTTCTAATGTCAAATTTCCTTTATCTGCATTTGCAGCAGCAATACCTAGGTCAATGTTTTTATCTCTAGTTTTTTTAGTAATAATAGCTGGACCAGCTCCGCCGTCTCCGCCTCCATCTCCGCCGCTGTTTCCTCCTGGTGGTGGTGGTGGGGTAGCATCAGGGGGTGTAGTTCCTGGGGGTGTGTATAAATTTAAACCAGATAATTTATCTGCAATTGTTTGATCATCATAACCATATGCATTCATAGAATTGTAAATAGCTAATGCTTCACCATCTAAGGGTGAACCACCCATAAATAATCCTACTCGACCACCATTTAAAAAATTTTGTTTAGGTTGCATCATGGATCCAATTCCACCACCGTTCATGTAACCCATGGATTCAATTAAATCAGTTTCCGCTTCTTCTGCAGTTTCTTCTGCATCTTCTTTTTGTTTTTTTAATTCTTTTTCTGCCATGTATCTTCTAAGCATTGTAATAGGGCTTAAAGTAAGGCCATCTGAATTGTCAAAAAGGTCTTCCGTTAACGGAGTATCTCTTTCAAAAATATCTTCTACAGTATAAATTTCTTCGTCCATTAATAATAAGTCCTGTTGTGTGGTATTGAAGGTTCGTCTTGTTCATCTTCAGGGTGACCTATAAAACCACCTTGTCGAAACCGCATTACCGCTTGTGTTGTACTATCCACCAAATCATCATGATC